TTAGAATTAGCACAAGCAGAACTTGCAGCCAATCCTAAATTAGTTGCTAATAAAACTGCTTTAATAGAAGCTGAAAAAAACATTTTAGATGTTAAAGAAAGTATTGCAGGTTTTGAATCAGAACAAAGGGTAAATCGTGAGGGATTAGAACTTGAAGAAATTGAATTAATAAATAGTAAATCAGAAGCAGAGAATGCAAGATTAATAGCTAAAAAACAATTTAATGCAGAAGAAATAGAAGATGAACTTGAAAAATTACAAGCCTTACGTGATATTGCTCAACAAGAAAATGATCTTGAAACAGAAAGGCTACAAGCACAGGTTGAAAGATTAGGCGTGGGAACACAAGCAAGACAAGATGCTGAACAACAATTGTTAGATTTCCAACAAGAAAAAGGATTAGAAATACAAGATTTTAATAATCAAATAAAAGAACAACAATTAACAAATGATCAACAAGAATTAGCATCTAGTATATTATTACAAAAACAAAAGCTAGGATTAGCTGCTGATGCACTAGGTGGTATTGCACAATTGTTAGGTGAAAATAGTGTTGCAGGAAAAGCAGCCGCAATAGCACAAGCAACAATCAATTCTTATTTAGGATTTACAGAAGTATTAAGTCAAGAATCAACAGTACCAGAACCTTTTGGTAGCATTCAAAAAATTATAAGTGCAGGTACTATATTAGCATCAGGATTAGCTACAGTCAAAAAAATTGTATCTGTAAAAACACCTGCAGGCGCAAAAGGTGGTGGCGGTGGTAGTCGTGGTGGAGCACCTGCATCAGCACCCCCTGCATTTAATATAGTTGGTGAAGCACCAGAAAATCAACTAGCAAACGCATTGGGAGAAAATGAACAAAAGCCTGTAAAAGCATTTGTAACAAGTGGGGATGTAACAAGCGCACAAGCATTAGATAGAAATATAGTAGAAAATGCGTCTATATAAATACAAATTAAAAAACTAAAACGTTATAATAGTATGAAAATAGTTGAATTAGTAATTGACGAACTAGACGAAAATAGTGGCATTGATGCGATTAGTTTAGTAGAAAACCCTGCTATTGAAGAAAACTTTTTGGCACTATCTAAAAACAAAGAATATAAGTTTGCAGAAGTAGATGCAGAAAAAAGGTTATTAATGGGTGCTATACTTGTGCCTAATAAACCAATCTACCGAAAAGATGGAGATACTGAATACTATATTTACTTTACAAAGGACACAGTCCGAAAAGCATCTGAATTATATCTTTCAAACGGAAACCAAAACAATTCTACATACGAACACTTTGAGAAAATAAATGGCGTTTCACTTGTAGAATCTTGGATTGTAGAAAATAAAGAACAGGATAAAACAGCATTGTATGGTATGGATTTGCCATTAGGTTCGTGGGTTGGTTCTGTAAAAGTTTACAATGACGAAATATGGAATGAATATGTCAAAACAGGATTGGTAAAAGGATTTAGTATTGAAGGATACTTTGCTGACAAAGCAGAACGACCTAAAGAAAAAACAAAAGACGAATTATCACAAGAAATAGAAGCAGGAAAAAAATTATTAAAAATAAAACAAGATCTGGTTAGATATACTTTTGAAACTTATAACGATTATCCACAATCTGCAAGTAACAATGCAAAAAAAGCTATAAAGTATAAAAAAGAAAATAATATTAAATGTGGAACTAGAGTTGGTTGGACTAGAGCAAGACAATTAGCTGAAAAAAAAAACATAAGTCGTGACACGATTGCAAGAATGGCTAGCTTTAAAAGACATCAACAAAATAAAGATGTACCCTATGGCGAAGGATGTGGTGGTATTATGTGGGATGCTTGGGGTGGTGCTAGTGGTATTAATTGGGCAATAAGTAAACTTAAATCAATAGACAAATGAAATCACCTAATAACGGACGTTACAGCAGTCCAAAAAGCGGCAAACGTGGTTGTCTATGTAAAGATGGTATAAGATACAGTAGAAAGTGCTGTGATGGTTCCTATCAAGCACAAGGTATTGGTTCTATCACAAAAATTCCAAATTAAAATACAAATCATTTTTTCGGTGCGTTATATTAATACAGAAATGTAATTAACGTTAAATATATATTTATGAAACCGACAGAAATGTTAAACAAAATTACTTCTTTGCTTTCTACAAAAGTAGAGCTAGAAAGTATGAAGTTAGAAAATGGCACAATTCTGGAAGCTGAAAATTTTACAAGTGGCGAAAGCGTTTTTATCGTAACAGAAGATGAAAAAGTAGCTTTACCAATTGGCGATTATCAACTCGAAGATGGAAACACATTGATCGTATCCGAAGAAGGAATTATAGACGATATTAAATCAGAAATGGCAGAAGAAAAAGAAGAAGTAACAGAAGAACTAGATTCACAAGTTGCTACAGGTTCAGAACCTAGGGATTTAGAAGCAGAAAAAGACACAGAAGATGTAGTTGAAAAACCTAAATCAAAATCTAAAAAAGATTTATCAGATGAAACTGAAGTACAAGAAGAAGAAAACCTCGAAGAAGAAGAAAAAGACGAAATGAATAAAATAGTCGAGGAAGTTGTGGCAGCAATGACACCAATAATTGACGAAATGAAACAGGAACTTGCTTATGTCAAAGAAGAACTAGGCAAAATGAAAGATGAAGAACTTGCAAAACAAGAAGTGCAAGAAAAATTATCTACTGAACCTGCTACAAAAGCAATCAAACATAATCCAGAAACAAAGGATGATGCAAGGCTTAATCTATTAAGCAAGAACAAAAAAGCCAATTCAACGATGGATAGGGTTTTACAACGAATGTCTAATTTTAATAAATAATCTAAATAATGGGAACATTTACTCACATTTCAAACGACGTAGAAAGAAAGTTTGAAGATCAAGAAGTAATCACCGAATCAAAAGCGATTACTGCTGCAGACAGTGGTAAAACGTTTTTAGTAAGCGGAACAGGTTACACAATTACACTACCTGTAACTACAGCAGGTGTAAATTACAAATTCAAAGTAGTAGCAGCATTTAGTACTGATATGCTAGTTCAAACTGTATCAACAGAAAGGGATACCATTAGTGGTTCCGTAATTGTTGCAGGTGCAGTTGTCGATGCAGATGCAGTCGATAGAGTTACTTTTGAGGATGGTGCAGAAAGAATCGGAGATTTCATTGAATTATCCTCTGATGGTTCTGTGTGGATGTTAAGTGGAAATGGCGCACAGTCATCTTCAATTACTGTAGGCGAACTATAATATTAATATTAAAATAATTTAAAATGGCAACAACAACTTCAATAACCACTACATACGCTGGCGAATTCGCAGGGGAATACATTTCCGCAGCATTATTGAGTGGAACAACTTTGGCTAATGATTTAATTACAATCAAGCCAAACATTAAGTACAAAGAAGTAATGAAAAAAGTCGCTTCAAATGACATCGTAAAAAATGCTAGCTGTGACTTTGATCCTACTTCAAATATTACTTTAACTGAAAGACTTCTACAACCAGAGGAATTTCAAGTAAATCTACAACTTTGCAAAAAAGATTTTATCAACGATTGGGAAGCTATTTCAATGGGATATTCAGCATTTTCTAATATGCCAAGCAAATTTTCTGATTTCTTAATTGCTCACGTGTCTGCAAAAGTAGCACAAAAACTAGAAAATAATATCTGGGGTGGTACGAATGCTAACGCAGGGGAATTTGATGGATTTAAAACTACACTTCTAGCTGATGCTGATGTAACTGACGTAGGTGCAGGTGCTGCAGTAGATTCTAGCAATGTAATCGCAAAAATGGGATTGGTAGTCGATGCTATTCCTAGCGCAGTCTACGGTGCAGACGATCTATTTATATATGTTTCTTCTAATGTATACAGAGCCTATGTGAGAGCATTAGGTGGATTTGCTAGCAACGTTGGTGCAGCAGGTACAGAAGACAAAGGAACACAATGGTTTAATGGTGGTGCCTTGACAATGGACGGAATCAATATTGTTTTAGCGCAAGGATTAGCTGCAAACACTATGGTGGCTGCAGAAAAATCTAATTTGTTTTTCGGCACAGGACTGATGTCTGACCAAAATGAAGTGAAAGTCATTGATATGGCTGACATTGATGGTAGTCAGAATGTAAGGGTTGTAATGCGATTTACAGCAGGAATACAGCACGCTATCGGTAGCGATATTGTTCTTTATTCTTAATAATTAATTAATCAACAAAAGGGGTGGGTAAGCCGATGTGCCTACCTACCCTTTTTTAATACTATAAACTATGGCTTGCTTACTTACAAAAGGACGTGCATTACCGTGTAGAGATTCAGTAGGTGGATTAAAATCTGCTTATCTAGTTTCCTATGGAACGTTAGGTGCATTAACTGTATCAAGTGGAAATGTTACTGCAATGGCAGGATCACCCACAGTTATGAAATATGATTTAAAAGGTAATTCGTCACTAGAACAAACAATAACAGGTTCAACTGAAAATGGTACTGTGTTCTACGAACAAACTTTAAATCTTACTTTGACAAAACAAACGGTCGCAACACAAGAAGAAATTAAACTTGTGGCTCAAAATAGACCACACATATTTGTTGAAGATTATAATGGCAACTACTATCTTGTAGGTGCGGTTCACGGTGCCGATTTGAATGGCGGTACAATTTCTAGTGGTGCAGCAATGGGCGATTTAAGTGGATACACACTTACGTTCAGCGCACAGGAAACAATACCTGCATACTATGTAACTTCAACTGTTGTTACAGGTGCAACACAAGGAACACAACTTACACCATAAGAAATTTTGGTTTGTGTTAAAAGGGGGCAGCAGAAATGTTGCCTTTTTTTTTATGCAAAAATTAAAAATCTTGCGTTATATTAGTATGAAAGTTTTAAAAACAACTGCATCAGCACAAACAATAAAAGTAATACCACGTGAATATATTACAAGCGGAACTTTGACTGTGAGAGATGATACAACAAATACCAGCACAAATTATAACATAACAGCAAGTACAGTTGAGGATGATTTAACTTTTAATGTTACATTTAGTCCTGTATTAACAGAAGGATTTTTTTATGATATGACAATTAAAAATTCATCAGCTAAAATAATTTATAAAGACAAAATATTTTGCACAGATCAAACTGTGAATCAAGCAAACAACAATTATTATACAGTTAATAGTGGAGAGTACACTACACAAAATACGTATGATGATGATTACATAACAGTATGAACGTAAAAATAGTACAATTAAGCAGTTACAGCACACCAGAAATCATTGAATTAAAAAACAAAGATTACGTTGCGTATGGTGAGGACAATAATTATTTCCAATATTTAATTGACAGACATAATGGTAGTCCTACAAACAATGCTGCTGTAAATGGTATATCGCAATTAATATTTGGTCAAGGATTAGACGCTACGGATTCAAATAAACAACCAGAGCAATATGCTCAAATGAAGGGATTGTTCAATAATGATTGCGTAAGAAAACTAGCACACGATTTAAAATTACTAGGACAATGTTCAATGCAAGTTATCTATTCAAAAGATAGATCAAAGATTGTGCAGATAGAACATTTCCCTGTTGAAACTTTGCGTGCAGAAAAATGTAATGACGATGGTGAAATAGAAGCATATTACTATCATCATAATTGGGAGAAAATTAAGCC